CGCGAGTCTGATTCAAAACGAGGGCGTGTTTCAAATGACAGAGGAGGTGGAAGCCGATGCGAAGGCGATGACGCTCGAGTTGTGGGATAAGCTGCAGGAGTATGAGGTGATTCACACCGAGAAATCCATCTCTCTCGATATTGGGGATGGGTGGATTTGGAAGGCGAAACTCGACTCCATCATCAAGCCAAAAGTGTCGGACGAGTTGTGGCAGGGCGAATACAAATCGACAAAGGTCTACGCATCCAACCTCAAGCGCCTCTATCACACCAGCATACAGCCCTTTCTTTATCTTCACATCGCAAGGGAGATGGGGTTTGATTTGAAGGGGACGAAGATGTTTGTGGCAGATAAAAAGGCCTGCGTGGTGGAGGATATCACATGCACACCTCAACAGTTGAAGGAGGCAGCGAGATTTATAAAAGAAACAAAGGAGCGGGCGGAAGAGGTGGAAGCGGGTGGAGTATACCCACGTAACCGCACCGCGTGCATTAGTCTTATCAGCGAGTGTCCCTATCGTCCGCTATGTGTGGAAAACGCAGCTCCCTCATATATAGAGGAGTGTGCCAACCTCATGTATGTGAAGGAGTCGCCGATCGCGCACTATGGAGAGGGGGAGTGATGGATGCATATCCTCTACATCTTGCTTGCCTTCATCATCCCTCTGGCGGTGTTGCTCCTGCTATTCAACCATCCTCCAAAGGGATAGGAAGGTGAATTATGGCCCAAACACCAACGTATTATAACGAAATGACCTTGGAAGAGGTGGAACAATACATCTTCCTGTTGTATGGGGGGAGTGGGTGTGGAAAGACCACACTCGCGGCGATGTTTCCATCCCCCGTTATGTTCTTGTCTTGCGATGTGGGAGTGATGGGAGGGTTGCTCTCCGCAGTCTCGTTAAAGAAGGAGTCGCATAAACTCTTCCAGGTGAGGTTGAACTCCTACGCTCAATTGCTGGGGTTGTATCCAAACCTCGAGAGGGATTTCAAAGCGGGTGTGTATAAGAGTTTGGTGTTAGACTCTCTCACCACCCTCAACCAGTTAATCATCCGAGACATCCTGTCGATGACGGCAAAGGAGGTGCCAGTCTTCCAGGATTGGAACCTCGCCACGACTCGCATGCGAACGACGATTAACAAACTTGCGAGTTTCGGCGCACACACCATCTTCACCGCAACAGAGCAAGTCGTGAAAGACGAGCAAGTCGGGCGGTTGATGGGTCTTCCAAACCTTCCCGGTAAACTCGCGCAAGAAGCGCCGGCAGGGGTCGATGTAGTCCTTCGTCTCCACACTCGCATGTCGTTTGACGCGACAACGCGGAAGAGGGTTGTCACATACCTCGGACAAACCGCGCCTGACGAGATTTGGTATGCGAAGGATCGATCCGCAACTCTCCCGCCAGAGATCATCCTCTCCGGTGCGGATGGCAAGCCAACCTTCCAACCGCTTGAACACTTGTTCAAGCCCACCTCGAAAGGAGGAGTAAAGAAATGAGGATTGTTATCCCGAACGAGCTGACCCTTCCCCCCATCCCGGCGGGAGCGTATCGCGCGCGCATCACTGGTCACAAATACAAGACCAGCGCGGCCGGCAACCCGATGCTGCAGTTGGAGTTGACGCTGCTGACCCAAGGTCCCGTCCCCGAGATCAAGACCATCAACCGGAAGATCGTCGACATGATGCCGATCACCGAGGAGACGCTGTGGAGGGTGAACCAAGCGTACAAGGCCTGCACCGGCATCGATCTTCCCGCCGGCCAGGACTTCTCGGTCGAGGAGTTGATCAACTTCGTGGTCTCCAACGTGATTAACAAGGAGGTGGTCATCGCGACGGACGTGGAGCAATACCAGGGACAGGCGCGTAACAAGATCAAGGGGTACAACCCTATCGTGTAACGCGCGTGTATGATAGGAGGAGCGCTCAAGGTCGGGGTCAGGTTTCGCGACAACTACCCTAAGGCGGAGGGCGCTCCTCCTACTCCATTCAACCCGCCAGTTCGAAAGGAGGAGTAAATTGAGTGAACCTCTCCAAATTACCCCCGCAGTCGCCCGTGGTAGATTCCGCCCAGAGTTGTGGACCGACTCCCAATGGACCGCTGAAGAGAAACTTGATGGTGTTAGGTATTTGTGGCATCACCACGGAGACCATTTCCACCTCACTTCTCGGCGCATCTCCGTCCGCACCTCCAAATATGTGGAGAAGGCTGATAACTTCCCTCAACTGGGCGATCTTCTCAACCTCTTCCCTGCGGGGACGGTCCTTGATGGGGAACTCGTCACATCCGATCGTAAATCCTATTCTACGATTACTCTCTCAGGATCGAAACCGGATAGAGCTGTAGGGCTACAGCAGGCCTACGGTTGGGCGAAGTACATCATCTTCGACGTACCTTCCTACTACTCCGATGAGGGATACCCTCGAGCTCCACTCGTCCAGCGCAAAGACTATTTGTATAGTGCCTTCCTCCACTGTGACTCTCCTCACCTGGAGCTAGTCCGTAACCAATACATCTCCAGAGAGACGTTTATGGAGGACATATTAGCCCAAGGCGGGGAGGGGGTAATTTTAAAGGACCTAAACTCGTTCTACGGCGACCCCACCGCCTGGGTGAAGGTGAAGCCTATCGAGACCTACGACGTAGTCATACTAGACTACCAACCAGCTAATGTGATATCCACCAAGGTAGATGGATCACTTTCTCCTACCAAATTCCATGAGAAGGGATGGATCGGCGCCGTGGTGATGGGAAAGTATATTGGGAACTGTTTCGTTAGTATAGGTACCTGTTCGGGATTTGATGATGAGACTCGCCAATACCTTTCCGAGAATCAAGATGAGTGTCTGGGGCGAGTGATAGAGGTGAAGGCGCAGGAGAGACTACCAAGTGGTGCGTTGAGACACCCTAGGTTTGTTAGGTTCCGAGATGATAAGAACCCTGAGGATTGTACAATGGCCCAGGATGAGATGAAATGATTACTGATAAGGAGGGGTGATGATGAAGAACATGGAATACGAAATAAAGGTATTGAGTGATCGAATTGCGGAAATTGAACGTAGGTTGGGGATTAAGACCGAGGTGTGCGCCGGATATTGTGGGCAGCCGACAAGTGAACCGGACGGAATGTGTCAGGCATGTCGTGAACGTGATGGGCGGGAATCTCGTCGCCCACCATCCGATATCCCGAGGTACTACGAATAATGGGCTGGAACGATCATGTTATGGGACCGGGTTACGAACACTTGCAGGAGGATGAGGGAATGGAAGGATGGCCTGACGATGCGAAAGAAACGATGACGAAAGTGGCGAAGATTATAGGAGATGCAGTTAATAGTGCGCCCTGCCCCTCCTGCGCCTTGAAGGACGCCCGCATCAAGGAGTTGGAGGACATGTATGCCAACATGGGGCAAGAGAAAGACCTGCGTACATTTGATTGCGAGAGGTACAAATCCCGCATAGCCAAACTGGAGAAGGTGGCAGAGGCGGCTGAAGCAATATGGGAAACGTCAGAGTACGCGCATGAAGATGAAGCACTCCGCGCCGGACTCGCCGCGCTAAAGGAGCCAACATGACCAACTGGAGGAACAAATGAACGTAACTATTGGTAAGGAGTTCCATTTCGACGCTGCACACCGTATACCTGGCCACCAGGGAAAGTGTAAGCACCTACACGGCCACACCTACACCTTGTTGGTGGAGCTGACTGGCAAGCCAGACAAGACCACCCATATGTTAGTCGACTTCTACGACCTGAAGGAGGTGGTGGACGTCATCCTGGAGAATAGCGATCACGACTTGCTCAACAACAAATATCCCGTCACCACCGTGGAATACCTCTGCCAGGATTTCGCTCACGTCATGCAGCGCGCATTCCCTCACCTCGATGTCACGATTCAACTGCAAGAGGGGACGGGCGGATATGCTAGGTGCACCCTGCCCGCGAAGGAGGTTCGGATTTGACCACCAAGCTAGCTCAAAACATGCGGTTGACAAAGGTCAAACACCACATCGCGGAGTGCTTGAAGTTGATGGGGTATGACTTGTTAGATCCAAACTTCAAAGACACTCCCACACGCGTAGCGCGGATATGGATGGAGGAGTTATCCAACCACCAGCCCGCGACGAAGAAATTATTCGCCGTTTTTGAAGACGACTTCGACCAAATGGTCACGTTGATTGGCCACAAGACTTGGACTCACTGCCCCCATCATTTTGAACGGGTGTTGATGGAGGTGTCAATCGGCTACGTTCCGGATAAGAGGGTGTTGGGTCTATCGAAGCTTGCGCGTATTGCAGACTACTACGCGAAGGGTCTCGTCCTTCAAGAAAGGTATGTGGAGAATGTAGTTAATGGATTGATGGAGGCTCTTCAACCGAGAGGAGTTGGTATACATGTCAAGGGACAGCATCTCTGCATGCAGGCGCGAGGTGTCGAGACGGTCGGCCACGTTGTCACGACTGCTCTCCGCGGGGTATTCATGGAAAAAGCAGAAACGCAACGGGAATTCATACAGTACGTTCTTCATAACGAAAGGAGCAAATAACATGGAAGAGAAGGGTAGCTCGCACTACCGCATTGGAGGGATAGAGGTACTGGACATCCTCAAAGCCAAATTAACAAGAGACCAATACGAAGGCTTCCTCCTCGGCAACATCATCAAGTATGCGCTGAGATATAACTGGACAGAGGAGAAAGCGTCGGATTTGCGGAAGTGCCATCACTACTGCCAACTTCTTGCCGATACCTGGAAGGTGGAGGGGACAAGTGACCCATCAAGTCAAGATCGTAAAAGAAGGTAGCGAGCCGCCTAACTTGATTGTCGTCCACTACGGCAATGGGGAGGAGCGCCACATCGTCCCAGACCAGGATGTGTTTATCCTCGTCACTCCTCTCGAGGCCTGTGTAGGGGGAGATAAGAAGGAGTTAGACCACCTCCTCGCCTATACAAAGGAAGTTGTACTGCGCGCGATAGCCGTTTTATCCAACGAGGTACCGCCCAATGCCGCCAACTGACGAAAGGTTGTTGAAGTGTACCAAATGTTCGACCCTCACCCCCTACCCTATCCCCATGCAAGTGGGGTATGGAGTGGAGAGAGTTATGCTCGTCGGCGAGGCGCCTGGGAGAGAGGAAGCGGAAGCGAGGCAACCTTTTGTTGGAGGCGCGGGGAGAGTATTAAACTCCTGCCTCGCCAATAATGGCCTATCGCGCAGCGAGTTCTTCGTCACCAACATTATAAGGTGCAGGCCTCCCAACAACCGCGACCCACTCGACGAGGAGATCGCCAATTGCAAGGAGTGGATGGATGAGGAGGTCGAGCGTGTCAAACCCTCCTTAATAGTCGCGCTCGGCTCGATCCCCGCAACAACGTTAACCGGACAAAGCCTTGGTTACAGAGGATCTATTCTTCCCTGCCTTTCCTACCAAACGCCTTGTTTGTTGACTTACCACCCAGCCTTTGTTATACGGTCCAGGTCGGATTACCCGGTGTTGTTAAACGACCTCGCCAAGATCAAGACGCGCCCCAAAACTTATAAAGAAGACTACCACTACGATCCTCCCATCGAGCTGGCGCGTGCGTTGTTAAGGAAGTGGGAGGAAGGACGCCACCCAATCGCGTGCGATATTGAGACGGCGGGTATACAAGGGAGCGGGCTCGACCCTCTCACAGATGATGTTATAGGCTTTGCAATGTGCGGGTTGCCCGGCGAGGCTTTCTCCTACACCTTAAGAGGAGAGGAGAGAGAAGCGCGCTGGCAGGTGTTGAAAGATGCAGCGGAGAACCTCCCCTTGATTTGGCAGAACAACATCTTCGACCGTACCTTTCTCTCCGCGAAGGGGATCAAAATTACCGCCCCCGAATGGGACACGATGGACGCGATGTATATCATCCACTCGGACTCCGAGAAGAGTCTGGACTTCCTTCGCAGTGTCTATACCACCATCCCGCCTTATAAGAAGATATACAAGAAGAGAGAGAGTGGCATCGCACACCTCAGCAATACTGATCTCGCCCACTACAACTGTCTCGACGTCGATGTAACGAAACAAGTCTATCTCGCACAACTCGCCTGCTTCGACACCTCACAAAAGAGGTTGATGGAGAGAATGCTCAAACTCGACTCGCAAGCCATCAAGA